TGTGTGCAAGGTGTATCGCGATGTGGTTGAGGTTCCTTCGACTGGTGCGATCTATCGTGTGCTGTCGAGCGACGCAAAACTTCAGCAAGGTTTGAATCCTTCGACGGTTGTGTTTGATGAGTTGCATATCCAGCCGAATGATGATTTGTGGAATGCGTTGACGTTGGGTTCGGGTGCGCGTAAGGACCCGAACATTGTCGCTATCACCACGGCAGGCTTCGACCTAGACACGGTGTGTGGCCGTCTGTACAACTACGGCAAAGAGATTGTTGCCGACACGAAACAGGATGAACGGTTCGGTTTCTTCTGGTGGGAAGCACCAGCGGATTGCGAGATTCATGACCGTGACGCTTGGGCTGAGTCGAATCCGAACTTGGCTGAAGGTTTGTTGGATATGCAAGACATGGAAGTGTCAATGATGCAAACAGCCGAGGTTGCGTTCCGCCGCTATCGGTTGAATCAGTGGGTTCGCACAGATGGCGAGTCATGGTTGCCGAAGGGTGCTTGGGAGCAGTGTCGCAGCGAAGATGAACTTGATCCGAACATTCCTGTGTTCGTCGGCATTGACATGGCGTTGAAGCATGACTCGATCGCGGTTGTCGTTGCGCAACCGCAGGAGTCTGGTCGTGTTGTTGTTCGTGCAAAGATTTGGCATCCAGATGGCGGTGCGATGGATGTCTCGGCAGTCGAGCAACACATCCGCGATCTTGGTCGCGAATACACGGTACAAGAGTTCGCCTATGACCCAGCGTTCTTTCAACGCTCAGCCGAAGCAATGTCCGATGAAGGGTTCACGATGGTTGAGTTCTCGCAGTCAACTGCACGAATGGTTCCTGCTTGCGGAACTTTGTACGAGTTCATCGTGAACGGTCGGCTCTCACACAACGGTGATCCTGTGTTCACCGATCAGGTGTTGTCGGCGGCGCAACGCTCGACCGATATGGGTTGGCGTTTGTCTAAAGGCAAATCGAAACGCAAGATTGACGCTGCGATAGCATTGGCGATGGCTGTGGATCGTGCAACGAGACGAGTCGAGAGTGTTCAGCAACCAGGGTTCTTTGTAGTGTGAGGAGAGAGATGATTGTATTGTTATTGGAACTGGTCGCGATCTTGATGATTGCGGTCGGCGTATTTTACATTGCGGTTCCGCTTGGGCTAATCTTTACAGGCGCATCTCTGCTTGCCTTCACCTTGGCTTGGGAGCGGTCAAAGAAAGCGGCTAGAAACTAATGTTGTCAAGACTGTTCAACCCAAGAGAAGAAGAGAGAGCAGTCTCATATCAGTCGTTGTTCGCCGCAGGTGACGCATTCCAATTCACAACGAACGCCGGCACAGTTGTCACGCAAGAAGATTCACTCAAGATCGGAACCGTGTATGCGTGTGTCCGACTGATCGCCGACTCTATCTCAACTCTGCCAGTCGACACATACATTCGCGTCGACGGTGATCGCCGACCATTCCGACCACGACCAGAATGGCTTGACATGCCTGAAGTCGGTGTGTCACGCACCGATCACTTCCAGCAGGTACTTGTCTCAATGCTGTTGAACGGTAACTCGTTCACACGCATCCTTCGCGACAACCAAGGTGTCGCAGGTTTGACGGTGTTGAATCCTTTGAAAGTTGAAGTGAAACGCGACGAGTCACGCCGAATCGTCTACGTCTTTGACAACCGTGACATCATCCAGCATGAGGACATGATTCATCTGTCCGAGTTGCGTCTACCTGGCGATCTTCGTGGCCGTTCACGAATTGAACTTGTCAAAGAGAACCTCGGTTTGTCGAAAGCTCTTGAAGAGTTTGCTGCGAGGTTCTTCGGTCAGGGTTCACATACTTCTGGCATCATCGAGTTCCCAGGCAACCTGACCCGCGAACAAGCGAAGTCGCTTGTTGACGGATTCGAAGAAGGTCACAAAGGTTTGCGTCGCGCACACCGCCCAGGCATTCTGTTCGGTGGTGCGAAATACACGACAACTTCGGTCGCACCAGACGACTCACAGTTCCTACAATCACGACAGTTCGCAGTCGAAGAGATTCTTCGTGCGTTCCGTGTACCACCATCGATGGCTGGTGTGATTCAGTCAGGTGCGCAAGCATACGCATCTGTTGAAATGAACGGCATTCACTTTGTGATGCACACACTCCGACCATATGTCACCAAGATCGAGGATGGATATTCAAGACTGATTGATGGCCGTGGTGCGTTCTTGAAGTTCAACCTTGATGGTTTGATGCGCGGCGACTTCGGTTCACGAGTCGCAGGCTATTCATCAGGACTACAAGCAGGCTGGTTGTCAATCAACGATGTTCGCCGATTCGAAGACCTACGACCGGCTGACGGAGGCGACACATACCGTGTGCCATTAGCGAACGTCGATCTTGGTGCGGCAGGACTCACCGAACTTGACCGCAAAACTTCTATGGCGCAGCGTCTCATCAACTCAGGTTTTGAACCTGCCGCAGTTTTGAAAGCACTCGAAATTGATCCGATCACACACACAGGTGTCGCACCAACAATGTTGCAACCAGTTGTTGAACCAGCACCAACCTACGATGTGAATCAGCGTGACGTGAATGTGACGATGCCTGAAATGGTTGTCAATGTTCCACCGGCACAAGTGAGTGTCGCCGCACCGATCATCAACGTGCCTGAGACTGTGGTGCGTGTGAACGTACCAGAGAATAGGCCGACTGTCCGCACAGTTGAACGTGATGCCGAAGGTAGAATCTTGACTATCACCGAAAGGGTTGAAGAGTAGTGGCTACAGGTTTATCTGCTTATCTTTGCAACTCGTTTCTTGACGCGCTCGGCAACAACACTTCTTATGCCGTCGCACAGGTTTACATCAAACTTCATGTCGGTGATCCTGGTGCGAACGGCACTTCGAATGCTGCGACCGAAACGACACGCAAATCTGTTTCGTTTGGTGCGGCGTCTACTGGTGCGATCGCATCCGATGCAGATATCAGTTGGACGAATATCGCAGGTTCGCAAGACGCAACACACTTCACCGCTTGGGACAATGTCAGTGCCGGCAACTTCTTGTTCTCAGGAACGATCACAGGCAACGCCTACACAGCTGGTGACACCTACACAATTTCGTCAGGGAATCTCACCGCTACGTTGACGCTCGCCTCGTAAAGTTATGGCGACAAACTTCCCAACGTCGCTGGATGCACTGTCAAATCCAACCAGCACAGATGGTTTGAACAACCCATCACATTCAAGTCAGCACACTGACGCTAATGATGCTATTGAAGCGTTAGAAGCCAAAGTTGGTGTGAACAGTTCAGCAGTTTCAACTAGCCTTGATTTTTTGGTAACTCAAGCGAATGCAAGCGGTTCGTCTGGTTTAGAGTCAGGAACTTATTACACAACCTCATCAAATACGAACACAAGTGCGTCAACATCAAGCACTACTGGGACTGTCAGTTATTTGCCATTTCTTGTTGAACGGACAACCACATTTGACAGAATTGCTTGCAGAACAGGTTCAACGGTTACTGGAACTTCAACGGTACGACTCGGCATTTACAACAATTCCAACAAAAAACCAACGACCGTCTTACTGGATGCTGGAACGGTTGCTGCCAATGCAACAAGCACTATTTTTTCAATAACAATAAATCAAACCTTGAATCCAGGATGGTATTGGCTGGCTCATGTAGTCAATTCAACTACTGGCACATATTCATTCGTTCAAGTCGTAGATGCACTTCCTTTTGGTCAAATGCCATTGAGTGCAACATTCACCTTTCAACCTAATTATACACAGACTGGTGTCACAGGTGCATTCGCAACGGCTTCTCCGACTGCCACTGGAAATAATAGGATTTTGGTCGCATTGAGGGTTGCATGAGTCGGGAAGTTGTTTTCGGTATTGGCGGTTATGACCCATCAAAGCCGAACGACAACATCGTTGAAATTATTGATACACCTGATGAGGTGGATTCGCAGTCTGAGGAATAGCCATGCCTGTCGATTATGACAGCGGTTTTTACGGTTACGATCAGGCGACGGTCACCTATGACGGTATCGATACCAGTCCTCCAAAGACCAGATTCATTCTTGATGCTTCAACGCTGAATGATTTCGGTGTTGGTTTGAATGGAGCATCTCCAGCTTTCACACTTGACACTTCTACTCTTGACGGGCTGGGGAAACTTGACGGCTACACCTTCCTAACTGTCGCAACTGCGGCATCGACTCTTGGTGGCCTTGCAAGTACGGCCACTGCAACTGTGGTCAAGGTGGCGGTGGCTTCAGCACCGCTCGGTGCGATGACCGCAACAGCGTCGGCATCAGTTGTCATCTCGGCTTCTGCTTCGGCTCCGCTTGGCGCACTGATTGCAACCGCAAATTCGTCGCCGACTATCTTGCCGATATTTCAAGCCAACCTTGGCGGACTGGTTGCGACCGCTAATGCGACAATCATCCCACCGACACCACCAGAGCCAGAGCCAACACCTTCGGGCGGTCGACAATACGCTGCACCACGACGCAAGAAAATTGAACCAGTTCCCGAACCTGTAGTCGAGATACCTGTCATCCAACCGAA